CTATCGATGACTATGCCGGGAGCACTCGATGGACAAGAACAGTAATCGAATGTATCGTACGAATGTATCGAATGTATCGTACGATTCAAATCAAATCAAACAACGGTCCACCGACAAATTCCTCTCATGTTAGGTACCGACCGATACATCATCATATCATTTCCACGTTTGTTTTCGCCACAATGCTCGTTTGCAGGGAATGGAGGAGATGGTCTTGAACGATATTTGTGGGTATGCTGTCGCACTGGGCGACGTGCGGTTCTTCGACGTGCGGTTCTTCGACGTGCGGTTCTGCGACGAATGGTACCAAATCTGCGACGAATGGTACCAAATCTGCGACGAGACCGTTCGCGCCATCCATATAGTTTTACTCGACAGCGGCGGCGTTGACATTTTGCTGTACTGTTTGGCATTTGGAACGACTAGAATTACAATATATGGATATTGTAATTCGAATAAACGCTTATCTTCGAAGATAAGCAAACTTTCAATCAACACCAAATATCGTTAGAGTTTGCTTTACGCATGCGTAAAGCAAATATTTGAGAAACCATAAATTTGAAAATTTCAAATGTATTTTGCTCCTCAGGGCGGAGGAACGGTTCGGTCGCACTCAGTCGCGCTCGTTCGTTCGAATTGCCATAAACATAATCCGCAGATATTACAATACCGGAAAATGTCTTTAGAATTACGTAAATTCGACATGAAAAATATCAGTTTCGACCCGAAAGAAACCCAGGGTCCTGTGATTGTACTGATTGGTCGCCGTGATACAGGAAAATCGTTCCTGGTTCGCGATTTACTGTTTTACCATCAGGACATTCCTATAGGAACAGTCATATCGGGCACGGAAGACGGGAATGGATTCTACAGCAACCATGTCCCGAAACTATTTATTCACAATACATACAATTCGGCCATTATCGAGAATGTACTCAAACGCCAAAAGACAGTAATCAAGCAAATGAATAAGGAAGTTGCCGCATATAAGAAATCCAATATAGATCCACGCACATTTCTCATTATGGACGATTGTCTGTACGATGCGAAGTGGACCAACGATATCATGATGCGGCTCCTATTTATGAACGGGAGGCATTGGAAGGTAATTTTGCTCATAACTATGCAGTACCCATTGGGAATTCCACCAAATCTTCGCACCAACATTGATTACGTTTTTATTCTTAGAGAACCGTATATCGCAAATCGAAAGCGAATCTATGAAAACTATGCGGGAATGTTCCCCACATTCGAATCCTTTTGTCAAGTCATGGATCAATGCACGGAAAACTACGAATGTCTCGTGGTAGATAACAATTCGAAATCCAACAAACTCCAGGATCAGATCTTCTGGTACAAGGCGCAATCGCACGCCCCGTTCCGGTTAGGGTCTCAGGAGTTTTGGGATATGTCCCAGAATATTGGATCCGATGATGAGGACGATGCGTACGATCCGAAATCTGGGAAAAAGAATGTCCCGAAAATCACAGTAAAAAAATCAAAGTGGTAAGATGAAAATTGATTCAGTTTTCCCAATCCTAGAAATGAAGCACTTTAACAACAACCAGCTACTAATCATCATGACTTCTATTACCAGCAACACCAGCGTCTACATTGGACACGTCGTCAACCGTGTCAATGCCAAGGTGGTCAAGGAGACGTTCGACGCCCTCTTTGGGTACAACGCCGTCCTTCGCACCGACGCCGTCATGAAGACGGACGGAAAGGGAAAGCCCTACAAGACATTGTTTGTCCACTTTAACGAGTGGGACACTGAGCGTGCCGCCGCACGTGATTTCAAGGATAAGATTGACTCGGGTGAGGAGGTCAAGGTCCATTACGAGGGAGATAAGTGGTTCTGGAAGTGCGTCAAGAACAACCTCCCTGAGCCCAAGGATTTGCACTCGATTTCCATGTTCATCCCCCGCCTCGATGAGGGAACGACCGCCGAGTTCATTGGTCAGGAGTTCGACCGCATCCTCGGCGCCAAGGGAACCGTATCGCGCGCCGACCTCATTCCCAAGGTGGACCGCCGCGACGCGCCGTACTTGACTGGCTACATTCATTTGAACTGGCCCGATACCGATGTCGCCCGCGACGTTCAGGCGCGTCTTCGCACTGGCGAGAGTGCCGACTTCTTCTTCGACGGTCCGCGTTTCTGGAAGTGTCTCATCAACCGCAACACCAACGGAGCGAGTCGCACGATTGACCGCCGCACCACGATTGACCGCCGCACCACGAACGACCGCCGCACGAACGACCGTCGCAGCGCCGGTGCCGCCGGTTCCAATGGTTCGGCCAAGCGCGGAGAAAAGCCGGCGCCGTACATTGTTGTCAATGCGGCGTTGCAGACTCCGTCGCCTCCGTCCAGTTCCTCAATCCCATCGCCTCCCGTGTTGAGGCGCGGGGAGCGTCTGTATGGGAGCGGCGGAGAGGCGATTGACCGCGATTCGCTTCGTGTGAATTTCAGCGAGTTCTTTGATGCGATGGGCGGTGGGGGCGGTGGGGGCGGTGGGGGCGGTGGCATCTGGCAACCGGTTTCGCCCGTTTCACCCGTTTCACCGAAGAAGCCGCTCTACATCGATACGGGTGTTCGCGGACAGTCTAACCTGCCTGCGTGGATGACGGCGGCAAAGGAGGATGGAGAGGTCGATGGTTCGGTCGATTCGAACGGTACTGGTGAGGATATCGTGTAAGTATCGTATATGCGGGGCGGGCGGTGGCAGATAGAAAAATAAAGAAAACAAAATAAAAAGCTGAGCGGCGCGCGCGCGAATGGAGGAAAAATCAAGAACATATGGGTGTTATTTTTGTTATACAATATGGTATAGAGCTTATGTATCGATACCATATAACTGTTTGTAGAAAGTGAAATTACATCATATGGGAAAAGTCTACTCAATGTTTCGCGAAGAAGATCTCCAACAAATCACTTACATGGAACTGGTGGAATTACGTAATCAAGAAGAGGGCCGTATTTTTTTATTTTTAGATGGTTACGTGTTGGATGTGACGGAATTCACAGCAGAACATCCCGGGGGAACCGAGGCAATTTTGAAGCGACATATGTGCGATATAGCGGACGATTTCAAATTCCATAATGCGGCGGCTCAAGAGATGATGATTTCTATGCGGCGATGGCGATACAACGATACAACGACTGTTAACAACCTATGAACCAAAAGTACTGAAATCATTCAATATGGGCATGGGAAGATTCCCTGCACCGGCGGTGTAGGTCGGCACCTTTTTGCAGTCGAACGATGGTTCGGGACACCGTTCGCACGCGGGACAGGGAGGAGGTGGTGCGGTGCTGGACATGGCCGTTGCATTGGGGCATCGCGGGCAAACCGGAGGAACAATTTGCGATTTCAATATGTAGAGATCCTCATCGCCCTGCGGGATTTGTGATGAGGGGACGCCATACTGGTCGGTGGATTCTGAGGAGGAGCTGTTCTCCAATCCCTCGATGGCGTTGGGGCGTTGGAGGAAATATATAGTCGCGAATAGTGCGAGTAATATCCCTATAGCGGTCAGCATGAATTTCCCGGGCATCTTGGGATTGAATAGATTTTTTGCCATGTCTCGTATACATTAAGATGGCAAAAAATAACAAACATAGTAGTAGTTCGAATCTACTAATCCGCGTATCCCGTGACGGAAACGCCGCGCCCACATTCGGTACAATGCCGCTGACTCCCACACAATTTCGTCCCACAATTGGAGCAGAAATGACTTTGGATAATGGGGGCGGCGTTGGATGCGGTCGTTTGATTGTTGGTTGCGACGATGGATGATGCGGTGATATCTTCGGTAGCGCCCGGGGGCGCCATTGTATCGGCACCTACAGTTTCCTGCGATTTCCATAAATCATTTACTGTACTATCTTCGCTCCATGAATATTGACCAATCTTTGTATCAACCCCACACGTATACGCGCCGTACGTGCTCATATTCGGTCTCGCACATTCGCCTCCCGATGCATCGGTACCCACCATGGCGGAATTCACATCCACCGGTTCGCTGCATGTCGAACATTTCCCTAAATATTTCCATCTATCATTATGGGCGGGGTCGGTATGGGCGAACGCACCATCATCACCACATTTATAATCCGTCGCCACACCCCCAGTTTCCGCTCCAGTGACGGAATCGATATTCCTATTATACGGCATACTGCATTCTGCACCATCAACCGAACCTACATCTTTCCCTATATTCCCAGCGAGACATTTCGTGCATCGCGGCATATCGTCCGTCTTACCGGTCCAGTAGGGGGTCGTGGCCTCGGCACCCCATTTTTCCCCCTTATCGGCAAATGATTCGTACAAAGGAGATGAAACCGATTTGTAAATAACAAATAATGCAATTATACAGATGATTGCATAAATAGGTCTCCTGTACCGGGACAGTGTAGCGTACATTTACAATGTCGAGACATAAAAATTGACTGACCCGTTGAGTTCGTTTGGTTGTCGCAAAAATGACATCGAACGCTCCAATCGCTCCAATCGCTCCAATCGCTCCAATCGCTCCAATCGCTCCAAAGAAACGCGTGAAACGCAAGGAATTGAACCACTCGTATCGTCCAGATGACGAAACGATTGAAATAGGGGTAGATGAAGTGGGTCGCGGTCCTCTATTCGGGCGCGTCTACGTCGCAGCAGTGGTTCTTCCGCGAACATCTGAAACGTTCCAATACGAACTAATGAAAGACAGCAAACGATTCACTTCCGAAAAGAAAATCCGTGCATCAGCTGACCATATTCGCGAACATGCAACTGCATATAGTGTAGAATTCGAGGAAGCGGATACGATCGATCGACTCAATATCAGGAACGCTACATTGAAGTGCATGCACAGGGCTGTTAACAATGTCCGGTCTCAGTTGGAATCCGGTGCTACCGGTACCGCCGATATGTTGATTATCGTCGATGGTAAGGATTTCCGGCCAGTAACATATTTCAACCATGTGACGGAAACAATCGAATCATTGAACCACGAATGTATCGTTGGAGGCGATGACTTGTATTGCTCAATCGCAGCGGCGAGTATTATTGCCAAGGTCGCGCGCGATGATTATATCAGAGAGTTGTGTACAACGTATCCACTGCTGCACGAATATTACAATTTGGCGTCGAATAAAGGGTACGGTGCGGCGGCGCACATGGAGGGTATCGTTCAACATGGGATTACGAAATGGCATCGAATGAGTTACAGACCGGTTGCTGTTGCGAAGAAGAAATTGCCCGAATCGTTCTATACGGAGGTTGCCGCGGGTTCGGTTGCCGCGGGTTCGGTTGCCGCGGGTTCGGGTTTCGTCGATACAACATAAATCTGGTGTCTAATAATATTGAGTGTATGGGTGTGTAACAGGTCAAACACTGTACGTGTGGTTTTGACAGGAACCCCATCCTTATCACCATCCCGTTCAATGTAATATATTGATACTGGTGAATTTTTTGCTATTGGGATGGTTTGTGTATCATAATCATCAACACATATATATATAGTTTTTGGGCCATGAACATGCATCATGGTATCTCCAAGCGTGAACATAAATTTCACATGTTTGATAATTTCTCTTGCTTCGGGGGACGATTTCATTTTTCCCTCAACCGATTTTCTTGCAGTTTCATTCAAACATATAATTTTGTGTGCATGTTCTACTAAACCAGAATTACCAACAACGACTGTATATGTAATACCAGAAGGGATAGTGATATCCCGCTGTGCAGCCATCCCATGTAATTCCATTTCAGTAGTAAATGGCCCAGATGTTATGCGGACAATACCCGAAAAAAGTCTGGAAATTACATCTGTCCCTTTGAGATGCAACGATTGGTCAATATCACTTGCATCAACCTTGTTCATCTGTATACTGTATGTATATTACAAACTGTCTGTATACACAATGTAATGTATACAGTATACAAGATGGATTGTAAACAGATATACGGTGGTTCTCGTTTTTTAAATGGGGCGATGAAACA